AGGAGAAAACAAATGGTAATTAAAGTAGACAAATCTGAAGAATTTAAGAAAAGTGGTAAGAAACTTATCTCTGAGTATGATGCACAAGAGTGGTTAGATAAGATTGAGAAGAATGACGAAAGAGAATTGTTTGAGATGAAGAGAAAGAAGGAATTCCTTGACGAGTGCACTAAATTCAGAAAAGGTGGATAAATAAAAGCAGCCCATGCTGTCTTTAGATGCCAGAAGTCTCAACCTTTAAAGATTTGAGTGTCACATTCAAAAAACATCCTGTTACTGACGATTTAGTAACTGTAAAGGATAAGGCTGCTGTTGCACAATCAATAAAAGGATTATTACTTACTAGAAGAGGTGAAAGACCATTCCAACCAGAATTGGGAAGTGGTCTACAGAATCTATTGTTTGAACCATTAGATTATGGTACTGCTGGATTAATTAAAAAAGAAATTAAAGAAACTCTTAATAGGTACGAACCTAGAATATCAATTCAAGGACTTAACTGCTATCCACGAACTGACGAAAATGGATATGAAGTAGAATTAGAGTATATGATCTTGGGTAGAGAAGACAGAGCAGTGGGAATAGATATATTTCTAGAGCGTACACGATAATGCCTTACACTCAGGTTGCCAATTTAGATTTTGATAACATCAAAACTCAACTCAAAGAATATTTGAGGAGTCAGAATGATTTTACTGATTATGATTTTGAAGGGTCTGCACTAGCAACTCTAATAGATACACTTGCTTATAATACCTACTATACAGCATTTAATACAAACATGGTAGTCAATGAACTATTCATTGATTCTGCCACCTTAAGAGACAACGTAGTAGCATTAGCAAAGCAGTTAGGGTATAGACCGAAGAGTGCAACCTCTCCTACAGCATACATCTCATTTACAGTCACTTATGCCAATCCAACAACTGATAAAGAGTTAAATTTAAAGCAAGGTACAGGATTTATTAGTAATTATGATAACGTTATTTACAACTATGTTGTTACAAGTGATGTAAAAGCACAAGTAATAAATGATGTTGCAACGTTTATTAATGTGCCAATTAGAGAAGGAACATTATTAACGAATGAATTTATAGTCAACAATGCGTCTAAAAGTCAAAGATTTATATTAGATAATCCAAATATTGATACTAACACAGTTTCAGTCACTGTATATCCTACTGGTGGTTCATTTAATGAACCATATTTACTTGCTGATAACATATTAGGAGTTGATGGTGACTCAAAAGTTTTCTTCATAGACGAAATTGAAGATGGTAGATATGAAATTTTAATGGGTGATGGTGTTCTAGGTAAAAAATTAGAAAACAATGCACGTATTGATGTATCATATTTGACAACATCAGGACCTGCAAGTAATGGTGTAAGGGCATTTGTATTTTCTGGTGTAATAGAAAATGAAAATGGAGTTTCTCCTAATTCTTTTGCAACATCAATTGTATCAAGCGTTGCTTCTGCGGGTGGTGAAGAGGTAGAAAGTACTGCTAAGATAAAATACACTGCTCCAAAAGCATATGGCACACAAGACCGTGCAGTGACCGCACAAGACTATGAAACAATTGTAAGAAAAGTATATCCAGCAACAAGTGACATTATTATATTTGGTGGAGAGGATCAAGATCCACCAGAGTATGGAAAAGTATTCATTGTATTGAAACCAACTGATGCAAGTTATCTCACATCTTTGACTAAATCGCAAATAATTGCTGATCTTAAAAAGTATGTTGTTGCATCTGTAGAACCACGAATAGTAGATCCTTCTATTCTATTTGTTGAGATGACAAGTAAGATCTATTATGACGGAGGTGTAACAGATCAGACTCCTGCTAATATTAGAGATAGTGTAATCACTGCTATACAAGGTTATATTAACGAAAGTGATACTGAGAAATTTAATGGTAAGTTTAGGTATAGTAAGTTTGTAGGTGTTATAGATGATGCTGATGTTAGTATCAATTCTAATCTCACAAGTCTTATGATGAGAAAAGACTTCTATCCTTCTCTTAATTCTACCTTTTATTATGAGGTATGTTTTCAAAATGCCTTTGATGAAGACTGTGATGATCCAGTTTTGTCATCTACTGGGTTTAGGGTAACTGAGTACCCTAATTTTGATGTCTATGTAGAAGATAGGGATAAGAAAATTGTCCTATATAGACTAGATAGCGTAACTGGTGAGAAGGTTGTCCTCGACAGCGATATCGGTGATATAGATTATGTAAAAGGTGAGTTAAAAATGTATGCTCTTACAATTATTAAAGGTAGTTTCTTTGATAATCGTATTTCACTAAGAGTAAGACCACTATCAAATGACATCAAGGCAATGCGTGAAGTATACCTTGACGTTGATGTTCCTAATTCATCCTTCACTGCATATAAAGAGTAAGTAAATGGTTGCTGTAAAAACAAAGCGAATCTCCACTCTAATAGAGACACAGCTTCCTGAGTTCATTAGTACAGAATACGAACTTTTCAGTAAGTTTGTAACAAAGTATTATGAAGCACAGGAGTTGCAGGGTGGTACTTTAGATGTTATTAACAATATTCAAAAATACGCAGATATTGATTACTATGAACAAAACTTACTTAGACAGCATGATACTTTGGACGTTAGTATCAGTAGTTCTGATAGTACAATTGTATTACAAGATGCAACGAGTTTTCCAAAACAAGATGGATACGTAAAAATTGATGATGAAATAATTTTTTATGCAACTAGAACTGATACTACCTTACAAGGTTGTTCTAGAGGTGTTAGTGGTAATACAAAACTAGGTGATCTATACAGTAAAAGTAATTTTGTAAGCACAGTCGCTGCAGCACATAATGCTGGTCAAAAAGTTCAAAACATAAGCAATCTTTTCTTATATGCGTTTGTCAAAAATTTTGAGAAGCAATATCTAGGTTCTTTTCCTGAGAAATATCTTAGAGGTAGTGTTGATAAAAGAACCTTAATAAAAAACATACAGAATTTTTATAAAGCAAAAGGAACTGATAGTTCTATTAAGTTTATTTTTAATACTCTTGTTGATAAAGATATTGACGAAAATGCACGTAGAAATTTACAGCAGTTTGAGTGGTTTATAAAAACTGAGTTTGATAATGTTGCAATAAATGTTACAAATCCTGTTGGTGATTTTTTAGTTGGTGATAGAATATTTCAAAATGGTGGAAACGCTAGTGGTGAAATTGCCAAAATTGTTAGAAATAATCAAAACGTAATTACAAGAGTATATTTAAGACAACTATCAGGTTCATTTGCAATTTCTGATGTAATATCAGGTAAAATAGGAGCATCATTCACTGCTGGAACAGTAATTACGTTCCCCAATGGAATCTTCTATATTGATTTTGGTGAAGAAGCAGAGGAATTTGGTAATTTTGAACCTGGCAAATATTATTTTGCACCAGAAAATATAAAAGTACAGCAGAACTATCAGATTATATGGAATCAATCTGATCCTTCTAATTTACCAATGCCAGTTCATCCAGAAGGTCATCCCATGTTGTTTAGTACAACTAGAGAGGGCACATTACTTGGTGGACAATTATATTATAATACTGATCTTGTCAATGGTGTAAAGACTAATTATACTAATACATTCCAACCTGAGTTTATAATGGACTTAGGTGAGACTGATAAAATTTATTATTATTGTGCATATCATCGTTACATGTCAGGTCTTGATGGTGACGAGGGTTACATGGTTCTCAGCACTGAGGAAGAAGAAGAGGAAGAAGGTGAAAAAGTATTTAAACCTGAGGTATACAAACCAAGAGATTTTACATACAAGTCATCTGATGCTGATTGGATAAATGTATATGCACTTAAGTGTAAGATTGTATCTGGTGATGTAAAAAATTTAATAGGAAAGAAAATTGTTCAGTCTGATACAGAAGAGTATGATTATGCAGATGCTGTTGTAGACAACGTGTATGCAGATGGAACTAGAGATGATGAAGTAATATACAACATAGTTTTAGCACCAGAGACAGTTAATGGTGTATTTGGTGTCTCAACTAAGACTCGACTTGAGAAAGTATTAACAGGAACCGCAACAACAGCAGGAGATAGAATTGATGTGTTCTCTACTACTGGTTGGGATGCTACAGGATCAGTATTGATTGGAAATGAGACAATTACATTCAGTGATAAAACTGTAAATCAATTTATTATAGACAATAGATCTGCACAGACTGCCATACAATATGATGTTGGTACACCAGTATACAAACCAGTGACTATTAGTGGTTCTGGTGTCACATTGTTAACGATGGGTATTGTATATAACTTACAACCATCAGATGCACAACCATATTCTGCAGTTGGTGATAAAATTCAAGTATCAAATCCTGGTTTTGAGACTGATGATTCTAAAATTGTAAATGTAGGTACAAACCAGACTAGATGGATATTGGGAACTGGTGCATCTCCAAATATTCCTACATTTCCAACAGTCGCTACTTCTTTAAATCAAGTTTCTACTGATGTATCTGCTATACTTGCAGATGACCAATATTATTACATTGCTAGTTCTAGTTTTCCATCACATAAAGTTTTAGATGGTTCTACTTTTAATCAAACATTATTAGATCAAAAACTTCTTCGTATTATTAGAAAGCAAGCAACAAGAACTACAGAAACATATCCTACACCTAAGAGAGATGTTGGAATTGGA